TTCTTAAACTCGCCACTCACGACATTTGGGTTTCTAATACCCTCGATCGTGGACATACCAAAATCAATCATAATGGGTTTGTTACCCTTCAATACGAGAATGTTGTTCCAATGAAGATCGTGGTGTCTAAACTTTGGATACTTTTCATAAATTACTTTCAAGTTTGTGATGAGTTGAGAAATCACTTGACGATAATCTTCGGGTGATTGACCCCTTTTCACCCATTTTTCGAGAGGTTCACCCTCAATGTATTCAAAATAAAGAACATCATCGCGATCACACGATTTGAAGTGATACATGCGAGGCACCCCCATACCTCTCAACTTTTCCGCGATGCGATACTCCATTCGGGCACTTGGTTCAATCGTAACTTTGATGGCGACTTGCGTTTTACATTCGTCGTCGAGACATCCATAGAAAACAGTGCCGAACGCACCTTTGCCGATTGCTCTGAGTCGGGTAGCCTTGTTAATCTTGAGTGGTGTCATTTGAATCTTTGTAAAAAATTGTTGTTCTGGATAGCATGCCTTTTGCCCCCTTATCAATTTCTTGACTTCTTCACCGACCGCGTTCTTCTGTGCACTGGTCTTGGCGTTGTTGGCGATATGGACGAGGTCCGCGAGTTTCACCATACTTATTACATACTAACAAATTTTTCATCATACCACTTTGAAACTTCTGGAGCATCTATATCATAAAGTAGATCTTCTAATTCTTTCTCATCCATATGAAACATGGCTTGTTCAAGCACTTTTAAGTTCTGACTCATGACAGCACCACACATGACTGAACGACCCATAACCTTCATAATTTCATGCCAGTGATATTGTGACTCTTTTCTACACACCTTTCTAAAAGCTTGGTACATATGATACGCTTCATTGTGGTCTGGATGTTGTGCAATCAGAAAAGTTAGGTATTCTTCCTCATCCCCTTCATTAAGCATGACATAATCTACATATTCTACAATCTCACATTCCATTTTCATGAGAGTAACAGCATCTCCATCTCTGATAACTTCTGTAAGATCCCTTTGATTCTCAATGAAATTCATTCTGTTACGATATCTACTGAAATATAGATTACTTAGGTGTGACAACATCTATCTTAATTCTTCTTGAGAGAATAACTTCATATGTAACTTGATTCATAAGTTTCATATCAAATTTGAGGAATTATTTGATTACAATTTAATTATTTATTCTTCGTCTACTTCAACTTCATCTTCTTCTTCATCAACCTCATCCTCTTCTGGGAGGTCAAGACCTTGGAAGGCGAAAGATGGAAGCTTGGTGGATTGCTCAAGGAGAGCTTGTTGAAGACGGATCGTCACACCAAACTTGTTGTCGATGAACCAAATGGAGCTGATATCGACAATGGCCATAGCCTTTTGACCCTTTTCAACTGTATCGAGGGCAACTTGTTCCTTTTGCATAGTGTACGCTTCTGGAACAAACGAACCGTCCGGCTTTGTAGCAATTTTGAGCTTGAGGGTTGATGGATATGGCTCCTTACCTGGGCGCACAATTGGCTTGTAGAGAGCTTCACGGAGAACCGCGACATTGAACTCCTTACCGAGCCATTCCTTGGAGTTCTCGGCGACAGTATTGACGATGATTTCATCAAGCTCCTTCAACTTGTCATGAAGGTCCATTGCTTCAGCATTATCAGAGTCAAAGCTGAGGTCGAGAGAATAAGTAGTGCGTCCAGTGCCTTCGTCAGTGAACGCACTAAGGCCATATGGGGAACGCATGAATGGGAGTTGAAGGTAGAGTTTTTTGTTGTCGCCACCGTTCAAGTAGACGGTCTTACCGCCGTTCTTATTCTTACGGAGTTTTGAAAAGCCTACAGAAGAGGCAGAAAATTCAGAGGATCGTTGGATAGCAAGCGACATTTGTAGTGGGTATTATATATCTACTGGGAGGCTAGACTTTAATTAAGTTTTGTTAAAAATTAACAACCCTTTGGAAATTTTTTGGTTGGGTCTGTACACCCCATCGTGTGGTTAATAAGAAAATCAGTTGTCAACGTATTAATGGCTGCTGGATCTGTCACGACCCATCCAGTATTATTAGCTTCTCTCCAACCAAAGTGATTCGCACCTTTAGCTTTAGCGGCTGCACGACACGAATCTATACTATTACAACTAAAATTTTCCGCGGCTTTGATATTAGGTAAGTGCCTCGCTCGAAGCACGTTGTCTTTTGTAGTCGCACACCCCTTTTTAATATCTTCACCTTTTGTTACACATCCTACTACATGTGCAGCTAAAGGTTTAACATTACCTTTTGCATCTTCTCCATTAACTATTGCCCAGCATGAGTTTAGTCCTTTCCTGAAACCAAACGCAGCATAATTTGCGTCGTACGCTAACTTGCGACATTTTTCAATGGAGTTGCCGGCTCCTAATTCTCTATAACCAGCTCGCGCTGGCCAGACATGACTTTCATCCGCGACAATATATTTTAACGCAGATCCCGAAGGTGTCGAAGATTTCGAAGGTGTCGAAGATCCCGAAGGCGTCGAAGGTGTCGAAGATTTCGAAGGCGTCGAAGATTTCGAAGGTGTCGAAGATTTCGAAGGTGTCGAAGATCCTGAAGGCGTCGAAGATCCCGAAGGCGTCGAAGATTTTTCATCCCCACCCATCATCGACATTCCAGCACTCACAGAAGAACAACATATCAATAAGGCGAGAATACCTATGACCGCGACTCGTGACATTTTAATATACATAAACATTTTTTTGTGTGACTAAAGTAAACATAATCATGGGTCTTTTTAAAGACTGCGGCTGTGGATGCAATGGTCGAAAGCAACAGGAGAAGTTTGTGACTTCCCTCATTTCCGGTCTCACCTTTTTTATCATCGCAAATCCAGAAACTTTCCGTCTCGTCAGGCGGGTGCTCGGTCCACGCATCGCAACCCCCAATGGTTGCCCATCAACTGTGGGTCTCCTTGTACACTCCCTCGTGTTCCTCCTCATTGTGTGGGGTATGATGAACGTTAAGAGTGACGCACCACCACTTCCAATTGTTGAAGAGGAAGAAGATGATGATGCTTACATCGTTCAACCTAAGCGAATGGCCGATATAGTTCCAGAACCAGGAATGGAAGAACCAGGACTCATGGATTCTGGTGTTGTTTTGGGTTCTCTTGATATTACCGGACCTTCCTTGTAAGTACAACAAACGAACGATCGGTCGTTTGTTCGATTTTTAAAATGTCATTATTTTTGATTTTTTCATAGATATTATTCACATGTTTATCGGAAATAGTCCAGCAATTTTCGATAAATATTTGACCATTAGATTCGACAATCAGAGGTCCGGGTCCGCCAACCACTGATTGTAGAATTGCGTGCATGCGTGCTTACTAGATATTTGTGTCTAATCTTTAAAAGTCTTCATCAAAACCAATTTCATCTGAAGTGTCGTCCATCTTGCCATAGTCCCCAACCCTCTTTTCGAAGAAGTTTGTCTTCCCGTCGAGGCTAATGTTCTCCATGAAGTCAAATGGATTCTTGGAGTTCCAAATTGGAGGCACCCCGATCTGCTTCAACAATCTATCAGATACATACTCAATATATTCGGACATCTTTTCAGAATTCATACCGATGAGAGCGCATGGAAGGGCATCCAATATGAATCCCTTCTCAATCTCAACAGCTTCCTTAACAATAGAATGAATAGTCTCAGTCGTTGGTTTAATACGCAATAATTTGAAAAGTTCCACCGCAAACTCTTGGTGGAGTCCCTCATCACGAGAGATAAGCTCGTTGGAGAAGCAGAGACCTGGCATGAGACCTCGCTTCTTGAGCCAATAAATAGCGCAGAAGGAACCAGAGAAGAAGATACCCTCAACACACGCAAATGCGAAGAGTCGCTCAGCAAAGGAACGTGACTTTGTATCAAACCACTTCATAGCCCAATCCGCTTTCTTTTGAATACATGGAACCGTTTGGATAGCTTCAAAGAGCTGCTTCTTCTCAGCACCATCCTTAATATACTTGTCTATGAGTTTACTGTATGTCTCTCCATGCACCATTTCATTGTGGCATTGATACGCATAGAAAGATCTCGCTTCAGAGGATTGCACCTCATCAGCAAAGTTATTATTAATATTCTCAAAAACAATTCCATCGGATCCAGCAAAGAATGCCAGGATGTATTTTATGAATTTCTGTTCATTTTCATTTAGAGTCTTCCAATCGTCCAAATCCTTTGAGAGATCTACCTCTTCAGCAGTCCAATTACTCATTTGAGCCTTCTTATAGAGTTCCCAGAGGTGTGGATACTTCAGGGGGAACACGGTAAATCTGTTTAGTGTGGGGGCTAGGAGAGGTTCGTACTCCTCCTCAACCCACTCTTGAAATTCAAAATAGTTTCCGATGCGACGTCCATCACTAAATATTTGAGGGTAAGAGTCAAGTCTACCATCACACAACTTTTTGAGATCCTCTTTCTCAATCATAACTTTTTCATAATCCATCCCCTCAGATTCACACAGTGTGACGGCGTGTTCGCAGTATTGACATCCTTCCTTCGAATAAATTGTGATTTTCATCTGTAGTATTATCGTTGATAATTTTTTGAGCGAAAACTCTAAGCATGATTGTGCCATCAGAAATAATCGAAAATGACATAGTAAAGCTGTTAGTAAACGAAGATGATGTAGAAGATGAAATGTTCAGTGTTGTGGGAATGAATACTGGCCTGGTCCTTGGAGTTCGGTATCTAAACCCTACTGAACTCATATATAAGTCCGCGTGTGTCTATAAGTTGGATGACGGTGAGATGAGTCCAGCTCCATATGAAAGTGTGATGGAACATTACCCAAGTGGTACTACATTTGAAGATCTTGAGATGAAGTCCCTCGGTGAAAACATGTTTGCGTTTTATTCCGAAATTGATATCGAAGATTCTGACTCTGAAATTTATGACGAGGATGAGAGTGATTCAGAAATGAACGACTTCATTGTACCAGATGATCACATAGACGGGGAAGTCATTCCACCACCTGACCACAAGTTGATAGACAAGGAATGGAATGCATGGGAGCCAAGATCCCCAGGCGCGAGAAGTTTTAAAGAAACCGTTGATGCTATTGAAGCACTCGCAAAAGCGCACGCTGATAACCTAAGTTTCGGTGCGTAATTCCAAAATCTAAAAAAGATTTATCAAACTCATACCAATATGCTGGCAGCTATATGGTCTGACATAGATCAACTATTACAAAAAGAACCCGAACAAAAGCCAGTAAATACAAATTTTTGCCGTGAATGTTCAGGTGTGAAGATTATTTCACCCGAAGGTCTTCCTACCTGTTCAGAATGTGGTCTCATCGAAGACAACTTCGTTGATGACAGCGCCGAGTGGACGAGTGGGATCACCGATGACGGGCGTGTTAATGATCCCGCGAGATGTGGAAATCCAAATGCAAACCCCGAGTTGTTTTCACAGAACTGGGGTAAGGGTACCATTATTTCCACACAACGTTCGTCCACGTACGAAAACAAACGGATGGCAAAAATTAATTTCCATATGTCCATGAACCACAAAGATCGATCATTATTTCATGCGTATCGAGATATCGATGAAGCGTGTGATACATTACCAGACGCAGTCCTTAAGGATGCAAAAATGCTATACTGTAAATTTAACAACGAGAAATTGACCCGGGGTGCGGTAAGACTTGGTATTAAAGCAAACTGCGTTTTATACGCGTGTCGTCTCGCAAAGTTCCCTCGGACGACGCGAGAGATTGCCGACATGTTTGGAATTCAGTCCAAAGACATTAGTCGAACAACACAAATATTTAAGGACACGATAATGGGTGTGACCGAGAAAAACTACGTAACAAAAGCGTATGATGTCATGCAGAGACTTCTCAACTCATTTCAAGTATCGCGTGAAGAGCGGTACAACTGTAATAAAATGTGTGCATCAACTGATGACTGTGTAGAACTTATGAGTAAAACACCAAATAGCGTAGCTTCGGCAATTATTTACATAGTACTTAGTCCCAATATTACAAAGGCGCAAGTATGTGAAAAGTGTTCGGTCTCTGTACCAACACTAAACAAAATAGAAAACATTATAAAAAAGCACTTAGAGGTTAAAGGGTTGTTATAAGTAAATGGTGACAAAGTTATTCCTCGCAACCCCATGTTATGGAGGTCTCTGTTTAGATAAGTATGTAATGAGTATAATAAAATTGCAAATTCTTTTAATGCAAGAGAATGTTCAATTATACATCGATACCACGGAAAACGAATCACTTGTGCATCGCGCCCGAAATGTTGCCGTGGGACGTTTTATGCAAAAAAGTGATTGTGATTATTTTATGTTCATTGATGCGGATGTACACTTTGATCCACACGCGGTTTTGCGTCTCGTACGATCGGGTCATGATGTGAGTGTCGCATGCTATCCCAAAAAGGTTGTGATGTGGGATCAGGCAGCGAATGCTGTGAAGGGTGGTGATGAACGTAACATGTCCATGCTATCTTCAAGTCTTGTGATCAATTTTGGGGCTGCAAATAGGCCGGTCGTCAACGGTTTTATAGAAATTTTAGATGGTCCAACTGGATTTATGTGCATCAAGAGAGAAGTATTTGAACGCATGGAAAAGGAGTATCCAGAATTAAACTGCCGTAATGATCACCAGAACAGAGATTTTGATTTTTACCATGCGGTTTTTGATTGTATGATAGATCCAGATAACAAGAGATATCTTTCCGAAGATTACGCCTTCTGTCGAAGATGGCAAAAAATGGACGGGAAAATATGGGCGGATATAAATACAACGCTCGGCCACGTGGGGAATTTGCCATTTTCTGGTTGTCTCAATGAAAGGCTTAAGGCTTAGAAACTTTTAATAACATATGAATCTAGCGACAATCATCGTTACGCGATCTAAGTCATGTCACGTAAAAACACTACACGCAATTCTACGATTAAACATGAAGTGCGTGCAGAGTAATTACAAGAACGAAATTGTTTTTGTTGACGACGACCCTTACAAAAAGGCACAAGTTGTTGAAAAATATATGAAAACACACGACAGACTCATATTTATTGACTTTGGTATCGGTCTAGACGATGGATCGCTCAATCAAATGTTTCAACCACATGAAAATATTGGTTGCATGGTTTTCCCAGGTGTAAAAGAGGGTGTCGATTGGGATCTTTTCAGAGATAAAATAAACGAAAATTCTACCGAGCCAATTGAACAAATGGGTCTTCACTTTGACACGGATGTCGGTAAGAAGATTTCTGAAGACATCTACAGTGTTGTAAGCACGGATGCGCGAGTTTGGTTTACAAATTGTAAAAGTGTCATTAAATCAATCAAAGATAAGAAAACTGGAAATTGGAGTATTCACCCGAAAATTCTTGAAAAATTTAAAGAAAAGGGGGTGAAGTTATATGCGTTTACAGCATCTAAGTTGACGATGACTTACACACATGAATGTGTAAGCAATATTTTGAACGCAGCGGGTGTTAAAACGAGTTAAAGTTTAAATTGTTATTTAAGGTATGTCCTTCGAAGAATACGTCGTAAATTATATTCACAAGGTTTGGGGAAGTCGGGATTATTTCCCGGGTCCTCAACCTGTGTCTATCGAATACAGTCATTTCCCTGTTCTCAAAAACAATGAATACGTTGTTTGTGAGAAAACGGACGGCGAGAGGCACATGTTTGTTGCTTTAACATACGAAGGCAAACGTAAATGTGTGTTTGTGAATCGTGCATTCAAAGTACTTCCGGTTCAATTAAATTTACCCAAAAAGGCGTACGAGGGTACAATTATGGATGGGGAACTTTATGAAAATGCATTATTTGTTTACGACGCTCTTCTTATTAGTGGTGAACCTGTCGGTCATATGAATTTATATGATAGACTTGCGGTTGCTACCAATCTCATAAACTCAACTATTCAAATGACATTTGATAAGTATCGTCTCAAAATGAAAACTTTTCATAGAATGTGTGATTATGAGTTATTCATGTATGAGTACTTACCCAAAGTGGAACAAAAAGTTGATGGTCTCGTGTTCACACCGGTAAATGAACCAATGCGCCTTGGAACACATGAAACTATGTTCAAGTGGAAACCTAGAGAAAAGAACACAGTAGACTTCTCGATGAAAAAGGGTAGAAGTTTTGATGGCGTCGGTAAACCAGGTGTTCCCGTGTGGAAATTGTTTGTGCAAGAGAAAGGTAAGCTATTTTATGAGAGTGAATTTCCAATAAGTCGCATGGACGAACCATGGTTTGAAGATGGTGCGATTGTTGAGTGTATGTATATAACGTGGGAAGATGGTCCATTATGGTGGAAACCCCTAAAGCGTCGCCGCGATAAAACACATCCCAACAATAGACGGACATTTTACAACACGATCAAAAATATTAGAGAGGATATCCAGATGAAGGAGTTTTTAGATTGTAGACCAGAACGTAGTGACCAGCCTCATTAGGAAGAGGTTGTTCGTGAATAAACTCGTCATTTATGTAATGCCATAAACCCCTGTGTTTCACAAAACTAACGTAATGACCATCATGTTGGACACCCACGTGAATCGCACTTGAGATCAAATTATATTCAAAGTTATCCAAATGTAATTTTTCGATCACTTTGAAATAACTCTTCGTATCAAACGAAATTAATAAAATTTTTGGAAGTTTTGAAAATACCATGCGTGTTGTTGCGATGTTATGTACTTTTCCATCATTATCTTCAAAATTTTCTAATACATTCCACGATGTACTTTTATTAAGCATTTCACCCATGTCCTTGCTCGCCGAGTTTACGATGTGTACACAAAAATCTTCTTCTACACGCGTCTTTCCGGACGGCCATATAACTTCTTGGGCTTTTTTCCCGTAGAACCACTGTTTTATTTCTGGTATTTCCCTTTCTAAAATATCTATGATGCACAGAAATGCTTCCTGTACATCATGTTGTTCACCAATCACAAACCGTGGAAAATGTTTTTGAAATGCACACAAAAGTGGGTGTGCGTTAACGAAACCTTTTTGTGATTTATTCCAATATACATTCACCAGTTGTGAATATAACTTTGTAAATTCACATTCTCCTGAATACGGATTATCTATTAAATAATTTGAAAGGATGGGAATAGACAAAAGACATTGCAACGATGTGTTAAAATAACATGTGTTCCCGTTGTTTCTTAAACCTTTCATTACATTTTTTGTACAAAAAACACTTAAGAAGATGACGCACATTAACATTGTAAGCAACAATGCACGACATCAAATCTATCGTTGACAAAGTGTTCCCCGTCTTTGAGAGCCACAAAGATGAAGAACATATTGAAGTTGAGATTCGTCTAGGAAAATATAACGGAACGTTTTTTGATACAAATGTTGGTAAGGATGTTTTCGAACGAGTACTCGAAGGTCTCAGGAAATATAGTGGTTGGGAAGATGTAAAAAATTCAACGTGTGATATTTTTTACAATGATAAAAATGGTATTCGCATCACAGCGAATGAAGAGACGGGTGAACAGACCATGGTTCAAAAAATAAACGCCGTAAAGACAGATTTTACTGGAGAGCCAACTGATATGAGGTTTAGTATTTCAAGAGAAATACCAACCTGGGGACAGTATGAAATGGACAGGAAGCGGACTAAAACACGCCACTCTTTCATCCGTAAGAATTTAAGTATAGATATGACAATCTCGTCAGGTGACAATGTTGATATGGATTCTGAGGAAGAATGTTCATATCAGATTGAATTTGAAATCATTGATCCCAAAAATGTTTCAAATTTAAATGACTTTTTCAACATAGTTTATAAAGTGAATGATTTGTCCAAATTAATTCCTGTGTAATAATTAAGATGTTACGATACGTATTTCTCGCCCTTGTGGCATTTGCCCTTATATATGAAAAAACAACAAATTCGTATGAAATTGCCGGTTCTAAAAATTTTCATTTAAGTTATGGTATGTCTAAGGAGATGTACCTTCTCATGCGAAAAGAAGGTGTCAGCGCGGAAGATTTGAAAAAGTTCGTGCAATTGGAGGATCGTCTTCTCCAGATTGAACGAAATTCGGTTTGTTCGGGGATTCCACACATTGTTGAAGGGACTTCAGTTTCTAATTTAATAAAGGATCTATTTCCACGCTATAATTTCGTGTATCACACGATTCATCTCAAACAAATAGCCGAACCAACTAGAGTTGTGAACAAACGGTTATCATGTTAAATAAATTCCACACAATCATTTTGTGTTTAGGACTCTCAATCTTTTCATAATTTTTAACAATATACATTATGAGATCATTCTCGTCTTCACCTTTCACTTCAAATAAATACTTCACCGGATCTGGGGATAACGCAAATGCGTCATCAATTTTATATTCAAGTTCAAGTTCAGACATTAAGTTATCACCTTCTCGTCCATTTCTAATATAATCAGCAATTACATATATTATTGCATCTAAAAACTCTTCGAGGGCCATGTCAATCCAAGAGTTTTCAGGTGTTCCCCAATTGCGTGTGTCAGAGTTAACAATCACACCATGACCATAACGCTTTTTTCCAATATCAAGTCGTTCGATCAATTGTTTTTCGATTGTTTTCATCTCTGTATAATTAGCGTGTTTTCCTTAAGTTTATCCAAGTCTTCTTGTAAGTTTCAAGTTGTTTCATGGTTGGTCCCTGTGTCATAATATAATTTGTCGCCGCGTTTTTGTATTGTGTAACTAGATTTCGTGGTACACCATTTGCGTTCACTTGACTCATGATAATCTTCTTCTCTAAATTGCGACCCCTTTCACTTTTCCATCGATTGACAAGTCGTTTCTTGAGTTCATCCGCATCTTTCTTGAATGGCACACCAATAGCGTTACGCTTACTCAGCTTATCGAGACGCGTCTTCATCTCCTTAACGTCGCTGTCTAGGGATGGCATCACATTCTTGTAACGAGACATCCACCGTTTACCATACATCTTCACAATGTCTTTCTTAATTGATTCGTCATTGAGACTTCTCTTTTTAATGACTGTTTGTTTCTTAATATTTCTCTTTTTTTGAGCCACATTCATTCTCGTTGGTTTAGGTGGTGGTGTTTTGGGTTTTGGTTTTGGTGCAACCTTCGCGTTACGCACCGCCTCGATCTTCTTACACAGAGTGGTCTTCGTTTCTTTGGAATCGAGTTTGATTTTGAGGATACCGGCAACTCTCAAGAGTTCCGTTTTACTGTAACCCGTGCAGGTGCTTCTACCAACCCTGAATGTATTTCCAGAACCCGAAAGTGTCACATTCTTGTTTTTGTTGGTATTACGGAACTTAGCAGTTTTCGTGTTTGAAATCTTCTTAATTTTGTCACAAATATCCTGTTTCTTTGTGGAAGCGGAAACATTCAAAACGCCCAATTTCTTTGCGAGATCCACAAGTTCTGGTTTTGCCATGCGCATGCATTGTTTACCGTCAATTTTAAGGGCCGCGAGTTGATTCGTACTCAAAGTTGGTTTTTTGTTACGTCTTTTGGGGGACTTCGTCTTTTTGGGTACACGAACACTTTTACCCTTGACCAACCGAGAGGGTGCTTTGCCGGTAGCCTTAACATCCCCAAATTCGTGCATTTTTCTAACAAGCCCGGCACCAGTATTGTAAGCGTCAAGTAAATCCAATGGTGTCGAGGCACCTGAAATCTGTATACTCCCACTTTTTGCAAAGATGTATCTGTGTCCATTATATGTAACATATAGGAATGGAGAAAGTTCTGGATCATACTTTGCGGAGCTGGCGCCATACTGTTTCATTAACTTTTCTGGGAGTGCTTCCATATATCCAAATGGACCATTTACACCAAACGTTGCACTGAGATTGTTGTATTGGAATGGGCTATATAAAAATGCCTCTCGATCGGAATAATTATCAACGATAAACTTACGAATAAGTTCCGGTTGATTTGCGATATTAGTTCCTATAAAGCCACCAGAAAAACGAATTTTACCATTCTTGTAAAAGTTTACAGTAGCACCCTTGGATTCAATATCATTTGATAGAACAACCTTAAGTTGAACAGTAAAAAAGTTTTTACTTAGATCACCCTTTTTACCATATTCCTTTGTGTGTGAGAACCCTGTGACAAAACGCCCATAGATACCATTAATCTCCTTTGTATCTATATAAAGACCCTCTCCGATCGGTGTTTTGGGGAGTGGTGTTTTGAGAAGGATTTTTTTGATGTTTATACGAGTTTCAGCACTAAAATCCTTGTTCACAGTCGCATTAAACATACCAGGATTTAACTTACTCACGATAAATGTGGGTGGTGATAGAGTTTCGATGTTGGCAATTATATTGTTATTGTTGTTACTATCACTCATATGAACAAACTCCGCAAACTCCCCATAATTTGCATTGTTAATTATATTTTTTTCCAATCGAGGTGGAAATGCCATCTCAGCTTCAATTTCTCTGACCAATGCGTTATTTGACGCAGTTGTGGAAACAGAACTTGGACTGTTTGCTGGACGTAATTCCACGCCAGACTGTTTGACAAATTCTCTGAGCTGTTGGCTCATATTACTATTGTGTAGCATTTTTTTCTAGTAATCCTCGGTGAAGCCCAAACTTTCCTCAACCACGTCAACCCCGTAAATGACGGGTTGCCTCGGGTATGTGCGCCCCTTGTATGTGACAACTTCATCCCTAACTTCGATATCCCTCGAACTAAATGGACCCGCATAGAAGTCTTGATTGAACTTGGGTTTGCCAAGGTTGTTCGCTTGACAGTGTTGATTGAAAACCTGGATGAAGAGCTTCTGAGGTACAAACGCGTCTTTCCCGAAGACGATGTTCGTAGATTCCAGGAAATTGTGGAGAGTACTCGCAACCATAGCGACCTGCTTCTGGATTTTCTTGAAATAGTCGGGGACTACATTCCAGATATCTTTGTCCCTGTATTTGTTTGAATAATCAAGGTACGCCTTGATACACTTGAGTAAAATGATTGGTAACTCACGATTCAACTTCTCGTCAAGTTGTGGATCGGCATCCCTCACTTGTTTGGAAAAGTTCCATGGAAGAATACGACGAAGAACAGAGCCTGAGTTATCCTTCCAGTTGGGAACTTCATTCCCACCCAAAACACCTGGAACGGTCCACTCGATGGAGACTGCAGTTTTGTTCTTGACGGCAACAGAGACATCTTCCCCAGAAACCATAGACTGGAACTCCGCCTGTTCGAGAGCGAGGTCTCCCTTCACTTCTGGTGCGATGAACATGAAGGAATCCTTGATCGCTGAGAGACCGAACTTCTTCTCGATGTTGTTTGAAAGGGTGCCAACGTCTTCGTTTTCATAAAACTTCTTGAAAACTTTGGTAATGAGGGTAGACTTCCCGGACCGAGCGATCCCCTTAAAAAATGGAATGATCTGCCACCCATCTAACTCCCCAATATCAAAACACAAACGCCCACCCATCACATACGCCCAGTTACACACCTCATCTTCGAACTGCTGGTACTTGAGGATTGAATCGAACCAGGGGGTTGGAATATCTTGCCATCTCTCTACGTGTGAGAAGTCATCAAACTGTTGATCAAAATACTTACACGCGATGATTGTTGGGTCAAGGCAACGAAATTCGCGACTGTCATATGGGTAAAAGCAGCAATCATAGACACCACGATCTGGAATCCATTCCTTACCTACAAACACACCATTTTTGAAACTCCAAACATGACGACGCTTGGTAATCTCCGGAAACTGAGCGTCGTGGCACTTGCTTAAATTATCAATAACGTCTTTGAATGTACTACCTCTCTGTGTAAAGTTCTTCCATGTAAGGAAGTCATCATCTTTTTGCGCCAATGAATAAACAAAATGTTCAATGGTAAACTTTGCTTGCCATGCACGTGTTCTATGTCCATCTACAGTTCGAATTTCTTCGCAGCACTGTCCCTTGTATCGGCGATACCCAGACTTGTATGTCTGGTCGAGAGAATATAGAAGACATTTTTGAAATGGTGTGGAACTTTCGACTTCTTCTTCATCCATCGTAGAAGGATCACCTGTCGTACTGAATTGTGGCAAAGCCGTGGGATTATCGATTCTCTCAAACGATGTGTAGTGGCGTCGAATATTTTCATAACCATCTGACAGTTGTTTTAAAACATTATTAATACGTCGTACGACATTAATCCCGTCGTCGTTAGGTTCATTTTTGTGAATTTTTAGATCTCGTGCGTGATTCTTCAAATTAATGAGATATGTTCTCTGTTTATCGCGAATACCTTTTATGGCCAAGATGTCGATCATCGTTGGGTTGGGATTACCATCTTCATCAAAGTTCTCAGGGTGAATATACTGTCTGTATCCCAACTCACGTGCATTTCTGAAGTCATTTGTTTTAAGTGACCACGCCGATTCAAATCTGTCTATCATGTCGACCACCTGTTCTTCTTTCATCGATTGGATATGCTGCTTCTGAAGTTCTGTGAGTGCTTCATACTTATTAGGCTCCCGATCGATGAAATGAGTGTGTTCCATTTCTATTTATTGACCTACGATTTTTGTTTCTAAGCTTATTTTTGAGATTGCATTTTAGCGAGCATCTTTATCAAAATTCGATTTTGTGTTTCTATTTGATTAGAAATATTCACAAGTGCTGAACAAACGGTATCACCGTCTGGAGTAGCTAAAAGAGAAGTCATCATACCCATAAGATCTAACTCACCATCGTCGTCTGGAAAAAAATCGTCTTCTCCACCCTCGGAAAATTCGATATCTTCTTCGTCGGACACAATTTCACCTTCTTCGATTTCTTCTTCTTCGCGATTGTCTTCCTCAGGCTGTGATGACATTTTAACTTTGACTGAGAAAAGATGATGACCAAAATTTCGCGATGATGCGATTTCAGCCAGAAAAAAAATGTTGCTATATAGTACAAAAACTCTCACAATGGCCGGTGGTCTCATGCAACTCGTCGCCTATGGCGCCCAAGACGTCTACTTGACTGGTAACCCAAAGGTCACCTTCTTCCAAGCTGTCTACAAGCGTCACACTAACTTCGCTATGGAAAACATCGAACAAACTGTTAACGGTACCGCTGCCAACTCAGGCCGCGTGTCCGTGACCGTTGCGCGCAACGGTGACCTTGTCGGTGACATGTACCTCGAACTCGAATCCGATGTCGACACCTCCGTCACTTCCGACACTACCTCCGATAACAACTGGATTGCGGAGCGTGCGATCAACAACGTTGAACTTTCCATTGGTGGTCAACGCATCGATAAGCACTACCAAAAGTGGTGGCGTTTGTACTCGGAGCTTTACTTGGATGAATCCAAGAAAGCTAGCTGGGCCAAGCTCGCGACTGCCAAGAACGGTAAGACCGTGTATCTCCCTTTGATCTTCTTTTTCAATCGGAATCCAGGGTTGTACCTGCCCCTCATCGCGTTGCAATACCACGAAGTCCGCATCGACATCGACTGCGCGTCCGACATGGAAACCTACCTCAACAAGAATGTCTTCAAGGTGTGGGCCAACTACATCTACTTGGACACCGAAGAGCGTCGTCGCTTCGCGCAAAAGGGTCACGAATACCTCATCGAGCAAGTGCAACACACTGGCTCCGACACCGTGACCTCTGCGGCTACCAAGCAAGTTCGCTTGTCCTACAACCACCCAGTCAAGGAATTGGTGTGGTGCTTCTCCAACACCGCGTCCCGTAACTCCCTCTGGAACTTTACCTCCAGCAACAACGCTGATGAGATTATCCTCGACAGCAACGCGCGTGCGATCTCCGAATCCAACTGCTACGTGCCAATCAGCCAAGCGACTGGTGTCCCACTCGTTGCCTTCGGCACTGGTGGCTCCACTGTTGACTTCACTGAAGAAGCCGCGGGTCCACTTGATAAATTCAAGTTGGTCCTCAACGGTCAAGACCGATTCAAGGAACAACGGGGTAAGTACTTCAACCAACTCCAAGCGTACAACCACCACTCCGGTACCCCATACCCAGGTGTGTACTCTTACTCCTTCGCTCTCAAGCCAGAAGAACATCAACCAACTGGTACTTGCAACTTCTCCCGCATTGACAATGCTCAAGTCGCGGTGACCATGAACGCCACTGACGCGACCACCATGCACATGTTCGCGACCAACTACAACGTCCTCCGCATCCAATCCGGTATGGGTGGCTTGGCGTTCTCCAACTAAGCTAATTATGGCTTAAATATGTGATCTCGTCTCGTTTCGCGCAATAAAAAATTAAGTTTAAAAATTGGTAATAATCACAATTTTTAAATCTAGTATCCTAGTAAAATGGGTGTTAATGTTACAGAAGAACTTGTATTGGCATCTGGCGTCTCGGTGAACAGTTATTATGTGTCTATAAATACAAATGAAATCAAAGTCCGAAAGGAAGTCCTAGAAAACCGTGAACCTGTGTATGATGCGGAGACCAATACATATACGGATACTGTTACAACCACAACTAAATACACAGCGGAAGGTGGTTTTACAATGTGGATTTCAAAGGAAGCTAAGGAGTCTGGAAAATCTTCCATAGGACATAAGTATGTCGGCATCGAACAGGACACACCAATAACTGGAAATATTTATGATGTTTTGTACGCTGAATTGAAAACTCGACTTCCAAACTCTACAGATGCATAAAAAATATTTGTATATAATAAATGGCTGAAAAGCAAACCAAACAACAACAAATGGGAGTCTGGATTCCGGTGACTATTCTTGCAGTGGGTATTCTTGCAACTTTTTTCGCGATGTCCCGTAATGGTCGTAATGGATATTTCAAACTTAAATAAATGACACATGTAATAACAAATGCAGGACATTTACACAGATGGTAGTTGCCTCGGCAACCCCGGTCCGGGGGGGTGGGGTGTTGTTGGTCCAGGAATGAGAATCTCCGGGGGACAAGACAACACTACAAACAACGCTATGGAAATGACTGCAGTCGTTAAGGCACTTCAACAGTGTCTCGCACGCGACATTCTTGAGATAAGACTGTTTACTGACAGCACATATGTCAAGAATGGTATAACTTCATGGATTAAAAATTGGAAAAGGAATGGGTGGCGTACAGCTGCGGGTACACCCGTTAAGAATAAAGAACTGTGGATTGAAATCGACACACTCTCTCAGAAAATGAAGTCTGTAGAATGGCGTTGGGTCAAAGCACACAACGGAGACCCACAGAATGAATTAGTAGACTCTCTCGCGTATCAGGAGGCGACAGAGATTAAAAATGCCCGCGTAAAATAATGGAAGCACACGAGGAGACTCACCCATGGTGTGAGAAGCAGGAGAGGCTTCTTAAATCGTGGGCGGAGAGAGCCGCGGGATATCGCTGGTTGCACAACCACGCAAGACTCCACTATAAAAAGCAAAATGATTACCTGTCATACCCGAGTATAGTCATCGCAAGTATCACAGGTGTTGGTGGTTTCGCTGTACTTAATCCAAGTGGAAATGAGAGTATTTCATCCGAGACAAGGGCTAAAATCATGATCGTTCAATACATGTTTGCATTCCTCAATGTACTTGGTGGAATTCTTACGAGTATAGGTAAGTTTAGTCAAAGTCTCAGTCTTTCAGAATTACACTCATCTATGTGTATACAATATTCAAAGTATTATAGGAATATTGATATGGAACTTTCACTAGACCCACAAGATAGAACATGTGTTATTGAGTTTGTCAAGAAGTGTCGTGAAGAATATGATAGGCTTCTCGATGAGGCCCCCGACATCCCCGCGATATCTATACAAGCCTTTAATTTAGAGTTCCCTGAACGCACAAATAAACCAGATGTGTGTAATGGACTTAGTATCATCGTGAGCGATGAAACGTCGTCGCAACTCGGTTCTAATCGCGCCGTCACGAGGTGGTTGGGTGCGTTTAAGGCTATCACACGTAAAAGTAGAGATGGAACTAGTATAGATGATTTAGCGAGAATGGAGAGTTTATAATTATTTATTATAAAAGCACCTTTCTTCACCCACGAGTTTACAAAGTATATTACTCTCTCTGTTTTGTAAATAAGGTGTCATATGATGATTAATTATATAAGAAAATGTTAATGATAACTTTCTATAAAATGTATCAAGTGTGGGATTCATTTTATCACAATTACCACGCTTTAGTTTATTGATACCTCCAAGGTGTTTTAGTTTCTCGTGATCATCTCTGTGAGCAATCTTATACTGTACAGCTCTTCTCGGTTTCCTATCTAAATTTAAAGATCCCGCGTGTACTAAATCACAATTAAATAAGACAGATTTTGCGTTTACTATTACCGGTCGTGAAAACAGTAGCGGAGCAGTCTTATGACTTCCGGGACACACAGACAATGCTGGTCCATCATATTCATATGTTATGAATGTGTATACTGGATGCTTTGTTTTAAAAATATATTGGCTTGAAGTGACATCTCTATGAAATGTTGAAAGAGTACACCCCTCTATTGTATATTTGTAGTCTAAAAACTCATATCCTTTTGGCAATTGTTCAATAATATGTCGCTTTGTTGGGCGTTCCATCACAATGAATCCATCTTCTTCAAGGGTCGTGACACGATCTAGTGAAATACACCTTTCAATTGTAGATAAAATTAATGTGATGACAATTAATATAATTAAAAGTAAGCGTAGCATCTAATATAAATGAATATTGGAATTTTGACGGCCGGTGGCGTTTGTCCTGGGGTAAATACACTCATTCGATCCCTGACACTTCGTGAACGAAACCAAGGTAATAAAGTTCACGGATTCTGTGATGGATTTAGAGGTCTCAATCAAAATATCAAGGAATACTTTGATCAAGATAACATCGACGACGGTCCCGGTTCACTTTTGAAAACTTCCTACGATTACGTCGATGTGGATCACGCCGTAAAGAGTCTCAGTAATTACACCAGACTCTATTGCATTTGTGGAAACGAGTCCATGAAATCCGCGAGAGATTTGGCTCTCGATGAACGCGTCGACACCAACATCATCGGTATCGCTAAAACGATCTATAACGATATACCAGGCTTGGAATCCGTCGGCTTTCAGACCGCCGTCCAGGAACTTGGTCGCTATATCGACTGTGCGTACATCGAGGCGGTCTCTACAAACTCCATCGTCTTTCTAGAAGTACCCGGAAAACACACGAGCAAATTAACGACGTATGCGGGTCTCGCTCGAAATTCGAAAATAACGAATGTCATCACACCGGACACGCGTGGTGATTATCGAAGTGCGATTGAATACAGCTACGGGAATCGTGGGTACGCGGTTGTTGTTATTTCTGAAATGTGTGAATACGACTACTTAATCACGAGTCTTTCTGTGAAGGCTAAAGTGATCACACCGGGTTATCTCATCCGTGATGTTGAACCGTGTACGTACGATAGTATTCTCGCAGAACGCATGGTCAGGGAAGCGTTTAATCACGCACAGGACCACCGAGACTTCATTAAGGGTGCGACAAGTATCATGTCATTCAAGGATTATCTCCGTATAGTGTAGGTTGAATGTTTCGGGAACTTTACAAACACTCGAAGTTTGTGGGCGCCCAGGTTTCACCACCGAATCAGGTCACTGTGATAATGGAGGATGGCATAGAGTATTACACATCCAATATTACATTTAGATCTACAGCTACAATTGATAAACTATCAAAAGAAGTTAAAGGTACACCGCGCGGTAAAGAAAAGATAACCCAACTCTTTGTGGTTCCAACGACGAGGCAGAAAGGTCGTTTTACAGTTACAGAGTATGAACTGTGAGCTCCTATAGCTCAGTTGGTTAGAGCGTGGTGCTTATACGAGAGTATATTTAGGCGGGATCCCACCCGTAAAGGCACGCCAAGGTCACGGGTTCGAGGCCCGTTAGGAGCAATTTAACTTTTAGATGTG